ACATTAGCCATAGTTTGTTTAACAAATGCTTTTCTTGGATTGTGAACAGGATCATTGAGTCCATACTTGTCATCAACCGTTTTGGCTGCTCTAGCAACACCTCTTACTCCATGTTTTTTTGCAATATAATCCATGGTTTTTGTTGCTTTAGCAATACTAGATTTTTCATTTGGACCATCATCACCCATTCTTTTTACATAGGCAGAAGTGGCAGTTTTTAATGATACTTCATCAATCTGGTCAACTTCTTCGTTGCGAGCTTTAGCAAGGTTCTTAGGATCAGAGATAGTATCTTTCTTAGGATCCTTAACATCAGCCATAGTTAATGGTGTGTCGCCCTTTGCTTTACGGAGATAAGCAGGCACATCAGATTTACGAACCATTTCTAAAAGTTTTTCGGTAAATTCACGACCTTCTTTGACTTTCTTTTTACCACGGAGAATAGCAAAATCGTGTGCGTCAACTTTATTATTTTTATTTGCATCAATCTTGTGTTGGTCACCCTTGAGTTCTTCTGCAACTTTCTTTTTACCACGGAGAATAGCGAAATCATGTGCATCAATCTTTTTATTTTTATTGGCATCAATCTTGTGTTGGTCACCTTTTAATTCTTCGTCATACCTACCTTTTGTTTTCATGTGATCTTCTTTGTCTTTCTGCAACAACTCTTTTGCTTTAGGACCTTTGAGGTCATCAACGGAAGATTTTGTTTGGTCTTGTTTAGCTTTTGCAGAATTGCCATAACTACGGCCATACACTTTTACACCTGTGGCAGTAGGTTCTTTAATTGGACCAGCTTCATCAATAATATTTTTAACTGCATCCACTAAAGATTGGCTTACATTATTTTTTGTAAACATTTTTTTCTCCGTTGTTTTTCTTCTTCTTAATTGTAATTGTTTGAGATTGGTTATCGGATGGAGTAACCATAGGCTCTTTATTTGAAGCACCACCAAGTGTACCACCAACACCCATATCGTTGGCACCTGGGTCATCTATTGCTTCTAATACTTTTCTAAACTTACTAAATTGTTTTTGTTCTCTATATGTTACATCGCCAAGACCGGACATGGGATATACTGTTCCCTGCTGGCGTGTATCGTATTCTGGACCTATTCCGGTCACATTTCTAATTCTTTGGCTTACCGACTGTATGTCGGTAAACCGTTTTTTGTTTACTTTTTCTTTGTCCTTGGAGAAGTTGGTTTCTTTTGGGACTGGTGAGATTTTGAGGACGGGCTTTTGGGCTTCGGTGTAGGTACGGAAGTTGTAGCTGCCACCTCTTTTGTTTGCGTTCCACTTGATGTCGTCTGCGCTGGGGTCGCTGGCTCGATTGTCGGCTGGGATACTGTCGAGTCCGCTTGCTCGGAGTTCTGGCGTGGTTTTAATTTTATAAAATCGATTAGTGCTTTTAACATTTTTTTCTTCCTTAAATAATGAAATATTTCTATTTTTCCAATCACTAGCGATATCACTAATATTGCCAGCATCCAAGAATTGTTTAGTAAATTGATATACCTCTGTAATATCCTCTTCTTTGGTATCTATATTGTCGGTATTATCAAAACCAATAAAATCAACAAACGATTCTCTGAAATATTTAGTATTTTCTTGACATTTCATCCATTTGTCATACCGTACAGACTCCACCATCATTCTGGACAATGCTGAGTTTCTCTCTTTACTAACTTCATTTGTGGTATTGACAAAAATCATCATTGTGTCATACCCCAATTCTTCCAATTCCTCTTTTATATATGACATTTTCTCAACATCATCAGCTGGTCCGTTAATAATTAATGGACCCCTTCTACGAATAGCTTCTCTACGGAAATCACTTGATTTTTCTGATAGTTTTTGTTTATCACTCAAGTAATCTCTAGCTTGAACGAAATTCAACTCTACGATTTTGGACTCTGCAATAGCTTCACGAATTACAATATCTTTACCAGAACCTGGACCGCCAGTTACAAAAATGGCTTTAAATTGGCCGTGATTATGTGCTTCATGTAAACCCATACCCTTGCGAGTGTCATGCATGAGTTCTTTAGCATGTTTATCGGACACATGTTCAGGAACACCTTTTCTAAATTCTCCAAGGTTTTTATTTTTGGCGTGTTCTCTCATTTTGGTGCCCGACATTCCGGTGGAACCTTCGGCATCAGGATCACGATGGCCGGCGGAATGCACTGTAATCTTTTTAAAGTCGTAATGACCGTGTTTACCTTTTACACCATTATACTTGTGTAGAGAATCTTTAAATTCTTTTACTCGGTCCGAACCAACTACAACATGAAGATGTGTTACACCTTTCTTGTGTAAGTCGGATGCATGATGAAAAATAGAAGGGTGTTCTTTTGAAGAAGCTTTAAGATTGGTGTCTGGAGCATAACGCTTTAGGTGTTTTAATTTTTGTTCACCTGATAGTGGATTCTTTTTGGAATCTTGTGAATGAGAAACTATAACGGTGTGTCCAGCATTTTGTTTGTCAGCAACATCTTTAACTTTATGAATAAGTTTAAGGTGACCTGTTGTAGGAGGATTCATGCGACCAAAAGTCATCACATGATGTTTTTGTGATGATTCAGCTTCTTGGACTAAATCTAAAAATGATTTCATTTACGAACTTTTAACAAATTTTGTTTAGCAAATTCTGCACGATTAACCAACTTGGTTGGTTGGCTATCATGGTGTACCACAAATCCTTCGGGTTTTGATTTTTTACCAGCAATGTGGTGTTCATAGTGACCTTCATGTGTTTCTAATGATTTCACCAAAGCATTTTTGGCTTGATGTAAGTGGTGATGCATCGATAATAAATTTCCATAATGTGCTTTATGTTTTTCTACATGAGAAATTTGTGAAGCACCTTCTTTTGTCTTTTCAGATTTAGATTTTTCAGTAGTAACTTTGGCAGCTTGTTTTGCGTGAGTATCATGCAGATGTTCTTTGAATCCTTTAACACTTGGTACTTCATCGTGTCGTACTGTCTTGTTTATGTATGTCGATAGGTGGCCAGCTTCTCCGCTATGCTTTTTGTGTATAGAATCATACATCTTGTGACCATGTGTGTCATGGATTTCTTTGGCAGCTGCCATATGTTTTTGAAAGTGCTTTTCATTTTCAGCTGAGTGTTTAACTTTACTTGTATCATGTTCAGCGCCATGAATGTGTACATCTGGATGTTCTTTGAATTTGCTTGTATCAACGTGAGGTGAAGCGTGTTTCATGTCATCACTATATTGGTGGTGAACAACAACACCAACTTTAGACTTTTTAATCTTGGCGGCTTCTTTACCTTTGGCGGTATAAGTGATTGTATTTGGAGTAAAAGAAACATCACCTTTGGCTTCAACAATGTAACCCTCATGTAATGTCTTTGTGTCGGCATGGTGCATCAAATCGCCTTGGTATACACCATGTTTAGGTGTTACTTTTGGTAAATGTTTCAGAGCGTGTTTGAGTGTTTTTGCTAAACCTGGAGCGTGACCGTGATTTTTATCAATGTCTTTTTCTGTATGGTTAATCTTTGGAGTTTTATTGAACGCAGATTTGGTTGCAACAAAGAATTTGCCATTCTTAGGATGGTGACCAAAAACAATAGATGGCGAACCATCATATTTCATTGTTAGGTTGGTGTTTTTATGGCCTCCGATCATATGAGCATGAGCGGTCATTAAAGCTGCATGTGCATGTTCAAAACCTGCATGGCCGTGCATCAATGGCCTATCTTCGGCATGGTGTATATGTTTAAGCTCCGATCCTTCGGAGGTTTCTTCTGTTAAGAATGATTTAAATGATAACATTGGTTTTCTTTCTAGATTTGCAACACACTATGGTTGCCGGTTTGCTTATTTATACAACATTTAAATCCTGGTGGCCAAACTTTAAGGATGTTCGATTCGATATATACGCTGTCGGATTGTTGGATTTAAAACAATTTTTGTGTCCAAGTTTTAGGAGTTTTCTCGGAGATAATTTCTAGTGGTAGGTGATACTCAAAAGGTCTTGTTCCTCTTGATTTTATATAATCAATTTGTTTTTGTAGTGATTGTTCCAATGTGATTTTTGTTTTATAACCAAAGAAATATCTGATTTTATCGGCTGAACAATTAGCGTGTTTTACTTCTTGTGGTCGACCTGGCATGAATACTGGATCCAGTTCAAAATTCAACAGCTTGGCAACAACTTGAGCCAACTCTAAAATGGTTACCGGATTTTCATCAGGTCCAATATTGAATATTTCTCCAACCGCTTTAGGATTCTCAGCGAATTCGACAAGGCAATCAACATCATCCAATATATCGGAAAAACATCTGGTTTGTGAACCATCGGCATAAATGATGGGTTGGCGGCCTTGTAACATCAAATTAATCATAATACTTGCCACATTCCTAAAAGGATCGTCATATTTCTGACGAGGACCAATAATGTTATGTGGAATAGCAATGACCAGTTCGATACCGTGTATCTCAGCAAGATTTTGTAATAGTAATTCCGTACCATACTTTGCAATGCCATATGGGTCTTGTGGTTTGCAAGTCATATCTTCGGTGAAAGGAACTCTATCTTGTGTTCCATATCTGGCCATTGAAGAACAATGAACAAATTTAGGAACTCCAGCTTGAATAGCCGCAGTCATGGCATTTACAGCAATTTGTGTTGTGTTCTGAACAATTAACGATGGAGAAAAAACAGAAAGTCCTTCATACGCTGTGCACGCTGTGTGATATACAACATCACATCCGGCCATCATATTTTTTAATTTAGTAAAATCTATCAAATCTTCCTGATAGAATTCAACTTCATTCGGAACATTATCTCGATATCCACCCAATAAATTATCAATACCTGCAACTTGATATCCTTTGGATAAAAAGGCATCAGCCAAATGTGATCCTAAAAAACCGGCCACGCCGGTAATAAAAACTTTCTTTATTGCCATTTTGTTCCCTCAAAATCTAACCAATATGTGGTCATTTTACCTTTGCCTTCTAGTAGATAAAATGGTAAAGTGTGAATCAAACCTCGACTCGATCCATAGTATAACAGTTCCTTTGGACCTCTGTCAAGAGCCCAAGCGAAATGGCTTGAGCCCGTATCACCACCCACAAAGATTTCAGCTGTGGTAATATGGTAATAATTTTGTACAAAGTTGGTGGAATATCGCCAACCCTCAAATGGACATCCTTCTGTGGGTTCACCTTTTTTGCAAATTATTTTTTCGTAATCTTTATATTCTTCCGTAGAAAATTTTTCAATAATTTGTTTATATACATTCTCCGGCCAATTACGCCATTGATTATATGGTGCATCAAACAATGGAAAAATTGCAATTTTCTTTTCCATCGGTGCATCATTTGGTATTTTCACCAAATCACCAGATACATCTCTAAAATCCCAAATATTAACTTTTCTCCAAGATAATGTTTCTGTACCTTCTTCCGTTGAAAAATAGTTAGTCATCTTCAACATTATCTCATAGAATGTTTGACAATGTGTGTCAGAGCTAACATTACCTGGTTTTAAATGAAATTGAATTAATGGATTGTTGTTAACTTTTCGTATGTGTTCCAACACATTAGCAACACCAATCATGTCACCATTACGAACTGTACCAAAGGTACCCGGTTCAATATTGATAATCATAATAAACTTTCTAAATCTTTTGCGTGAACTAATTTTGCTTTGCGATTGAGATAAAAATGTTTCTCAAATACTTTATTGATGTTTTTACCATCGTCCCAAGATACATCATCACCTCTACGAAATTCTGGTTTCCAATCTTCTGCTTTCCAAACACAATATAAAGGAACATTACATAAGTCAGCTAACATACCAACGCCAGTAAAGTTTGTAATAAATGGTTTCTTTAAATTCTTAATGATATAAGCATTCTCTAACATTGGCCGATTAAAATCAATGAATTCACAATTTTTTAAATGTGATAGTATGTGAGTTTCTCTACGATCATCAATATTACCCACAGCCCATCTATCACCAACATAATAAGTGTCTTTCACAGTAATATCATATTCTGGTGTTTTTACTATAAAATCATCATCAACTTCAAATAACATTCTATATCGGTCATTTAACCAATTTTCATATCTGCATGTTTCGATTGGACGATTAATATCTTCTTTATCTTCTCTTGATGGCCAAGAGCTTAGATTAATAACATCACCATATACGAATAGTTCATCATCAAAAGAAACATCAGTAAATAAATCTTGATATAATAAAAACTCTTTGATCTCATTAAATTTACGCATTTCAGTTTTAATTATAAGATCAAATTTACCAATATCTTTACTTACGCCAGATAATACAGGCATGGCATTTAAAAAATCACCTAAATTGGAAGTACCACTAACAAATATTTTCATTCACTAAATTCCTTAAAAGCAACAAACCAGTCCGATTTAGAAACTGGATGTAATTCAAATAATTCTGGTTTTTGTAGATAGGACATTAATAATAATGTTTGGTCATCATCAACCAAATCATTTTTAAGTAATTCATTTATACTATGATATACCAATTTCTCTAAAGTTGGCCACATTTCTTTGCCTGCAACAATACAGGGGCCTGTTACATGAACATCATTATTAAAAATAACATCACTAATATATGTGTTGGATGACCACTCTTTAATATTAAAGAAATGTATTTTATTTTTATCAAAAGGATATTTCCATTTCTTAACACCATTAAGTGTTGATTCTTCCCGGCAATAACCAAAATCCATCCATGCAACAAGGTCGGTGGTAATTAAATTGTTCTCGATTGCTTTTGAAATGAAAGAGGATTTCAATGCATTGACAATAACATAGTCGGCATTCCAATACTCTGGATTACGACTTTCTCTAGGATTAATTTTATTTTGATATTCAGGATTTTTTTGTACCTTTGATACCTTTTCTCTCAATTCTTGAAAATTGTTTTCAAAATCAACTGTAAGTATATCAGTAACTCGGTCTTGCCTTAAAAATCTAATATCATTGACAAATTCCTTTGATGTGTATACAACCATAGGATTTTCCAATTTAGCCATATGTCCAAATCGTTGTAGGTATGTTTGATTTGTTCGGTGCAAATAGTGTGGCAAACCTTTATCTGGTGTCCATTCACCACGGCCAATATCAAAGAAGGCAGTTACAATCGTTATGTCGTTCATATCCAATAATATTTTTTATAGTTATTAACAATTTCTATTTTTTCTGATTGTTCATTTACAAATTTATCATAATCATATCCATCATTTTGGTGATGGTGTGTATCGGTCATATAAGGGTTTACTGAATAATTCTTACCACATAAAAAATAATATACAACCATGTAACAGTCCATATAACCTAATGGGTTGTATTTTATTTGAAACCAATCATGATTTTCTTTAAACCAACTAACTACATTATCATAATTGTTTAAGAAAGTTGAAACCTTAAATATAGAACCGCCGCCACATCCATACTGATCAGTTAAGGGTTTCACACCAGAAAAAGATTCAATACTATCTATAATAAAATCAGGAATCACATTTCCAATACGAATATCGTGGCCCACCATTTCCCAATCATCTTCTATTGTAATTTGTTTTTTAATCCAAACATCATCTTCCATCATCATTATATGTGATGTTTTACATTTTTGGCAAGCCAATTTAAATCTTTCTAACCATAATAGTAATTTTTCTAGATTGTAACTAGGATACCCTACCTTTGTTTTAAATGGATAATAATCACAGTTATTGTTTATTGCAATATCCGACAAATCATCAGCAGCATCTGATCCTAAAAAGTAATAGGCATCAGGATAATGTTTTCTTATATTCTCTACCATTTTTTCAGTAGAAAGTTTTTTACCAGCCGAAGCAAGATGACAAAAAGAAATATCAGGCATATCTCACCACAAACATAATGGAATCACTCATATTGGAAATTTCACGAGCGTCAATGATCTCATACACCATATTATCGGGAACCAATTTAGCATATTCTTCAGTCCATTCCATTTGTGCAATATCTTCAATAACAAATACTCCACCAAGATTTAATTTGGACAAATAGACCGACAATGATTGTAAGTGACTCTCTCTTGTGTGTGGACCATCATCAATGATAATATCAAAGTTGGGTAGTGTTTCAGCAAACTCTCTCCGATATCCGTCAGCATAAGTTATATTAATTCTAGGAAATTTTGCACAATTTTCTTTTGCACCAAAATCTATGGGATCCACACCATATATTTGAGCTTTGGCAAAGTATTCATGAAATACTGCAAGACCACCACCACGGTGAACTCCAATTTCCAATAATTTAATTTCTTTATCTTTATAATTTAGAAATTCTTTATCATAAAAAGCCGTGCAATAACGGTGATTGAATTCTTTATCGGTACCAAATTCATAATGCGTATCGTTACGCCAATTGTTTTCAACCATAATATCAACTAAAGATTTCATCATTTCCTTTCAATAAGTGTCATGCCGTTACAATTAGTTCTTCGTTCAACCAATTGCCATTCTGGATGTGAGGATAAAAACTCATCAATAGCAGGCCAAACTCCTCTTTCTCCAACTTTACCTTGACCTTTATCACCATATAGTGTTGTGTCATGGAAGAAAATGTATTTTTTAACTTTGTGTGCATGTAATGCTAGTTCTTGGACAACCTGGTCGTATGAATGATAACTATCAACTAATAAAACATCGGTTGGAGCAATATCAGCTTTCAATGTACTTTCGATATGCAGTGTCACATTTCTTCCGCTAGCAATCGCATCTTTGAAATATTCATCAGTTTCGGGATATACTTGAATTTCATAACTATGCATTTCAATATCATGACGGAGAAAACCTCTCGTACTCTGTGCATAACCCACACCAAATTCTGTTGCGTGCTTACACTTGGATACTATTTCTGAAATCCAAGGTAAATGTTCACACATATCGGTTGGTCTCATACACGCATCTTGATATTCTTTTTCAAAATCCATAGCGTGGTTATTTACTTTTATTGAGGCCACTTTCATTATGCTGTCCTAAAGGTAATAAGTTCTTCTTGTTTATAGTTTTGTTTAATGTGTTCTTTCCATTGTGGCACTCGATCATATTGGTGCACAATTGCAAAAGGTCGACCTAAAGATGTTTTAACAATACCATCCTCAAACTTTGGTTCTGGCTCCAATAGATGTGGTCTGAATGATTCAATTTTAGATGGATCGACTGTCGTACCAGCTTGACAAGCCCATCCATCCATTTGTTTTGCAAAGTATGTTACACCTTTGAATGGTTGTGTTTGAATCAGTACATTATAAACCGCTTGGTCACAAATAGGAATGGGCCGGTTGATTGCATTGAATAGGATGTTGAACACCATATCTTTTACATACTCGGACACACCACCGATTGTTCCTACATTGTATATCTCATTATTTTTAAACTGTTCGTGTACATACGGTCCATAAGCTTGCATAAGATTTTCGTTACCCCACGGTTCATCTTTATATCTCATACCCTCAGAACCAGCAACAAGTTTTTTATTTTTGAGATTTGATTCTAACCAAACGATAGGGTTGGTTTGAAAATAAACATCTTTCACATCTGTGGTAACTACATGGCTATAATTCTGCCAAGTGTTTTTAAGAAAATCATAGATTGAAAGAAATCGAGCCACATGAATTGGAGCTTTAATATCACTCATTGGAATGATAATGAAATTTCTCTTAACTAATTCATCAATTGTTTCTTGTGAAGCATTACCAACAACCATGGCTTTGTCACCAGTAAAACCACACTCATCAATTGATTCAACCCAAGGTTTTAATTGATTGTAGTTATAATTTGTAAATGCACCTATGATTAGGCTTTTTTGCGCCATGGGTATTCTCCATTATATTTTTCATTCATTACTTTGTTACCATTTTCAAAAAATTCAGCATTAACTGAACCTTTACCTCCATCTACTCTGTAGCACGTTGTATACTCTCTTGTGCAATCAAACTTAGGAAAATAATGTGTAATTGTTTGTAGAAATATTCTATCTTGGCCCCAACCACCATGCCAAGCACTTGCAATTTTATTGGCTACATCTGTTTTAATGAAATAACAATTAGTATCTATGTGATGTACTCCGTGATATGTTGGCCATTTTCCTAACGATTCACAATCATCAAAACAAATAAATTTACCTTCTTTATTATATATTTGTCGTAAGGAGTAACACCAATCCAAACTTCTTGTGTTAATTGTTTTGATACATTGTTCAACATGAGAACGATACAACCAATTATCTTGGTCAAGATATGCAACATATTCTGTATTAATCAAATGGGTGAAGGCAGCATAGACACGGTGGCCGTAAAATCCATTGGCACCGACATTGATTGGCAAAGAACAAATATGGACTCGTGTATCATCAATAGCTGATCCCAAGGCCTCTAATGTTTTATCCATATATTCATCACCATCAATGACAACATAACATTCTGTAGGATGGCTTTGGTTTAAAACAGATTCAACGGCAGTTTTTACCTCTGGTGATCCAGTGGTTGGTATAATCACAGTAGCAGACATAATTTAATCTCGTGTTAGTTTAAGTATTCTCTCTATTTGCTTCTCTATAATTGGTTTACGATTTGGCCAATATATGTATTCTTTTTCTCCGGTCGAATGTAGTTTAGTGAGAAAAGGAACAATTAGCTTTTCTACTTCTTTTAATCGAACTTTATAATCTTCTGCGGTCTCGGCTGTTTTATTGATAACAGAATTATATTCTTCTTCCGATACAGCAGAAAAACCAAAGTCATCTTCTACATCAAATTCTTGTGCAAGTTTATCGAAATCTATTAGTGGCATTAGTATACCTTTCCAAAAGGACCATAAGTCTTTCCTTCTTTCTTAGCAATGTATACAATATCTGTCATAAGTTTTCTAACCTCAATATCTTTTAATGATAAAATTTCCGAAAATAAATCCAATTGCATTAGTTTTGATTGTGCTGTTACAGGATCGGAAGCATAAACTTCTTTAATATTCTTTAAAAAATTAGAAGATGATGATTCTCCAGTAATGAAAGATATTCCGGATGTATTTTTTCTTTGTGAAAAAGTGTTTACTATTTTATCAACTTCACTATTATACACTTTTGGATATTTACTATTATCATTTTCAAATTTTATTCCATATTTTTTAAATAACTCATCAACTTGTTTAACACCAGCTTTACCCAACTTAGCAGAACTTTTACCTTTTTCTGTAGGTTCATATTTTAAATTCGAATATTCACTTGTTTGTGTAGCTTTGATGGTTAAAAAATAAATTTTATCATCACTTTCTTTAATTTGAATTGATGTTTCTTGTGTACCAAAAGACATTGGATTTGTAGGATAAGTTGGTAATTTTAACAACTTCTGCATCTTTGTAGTTTTTTCTAAATATGCTTTGGGTGTTGTATAAATTTTTGAAAAAGGTTGTATTGATAAATCACAACGTATATTATCTATTTCACCTAATAAATCTTCTATTTCTTGAAATCTTTTATTTGTTGCAGCTTCGTCAAGCCCAGCAGCATTCAATACCACGTTAACATCAATATAATCTGCTTTTTCTTTAGTTAATTTAAGTGATACACCAATAATTGTTTTACTGGCATATAAAGACCTTAATACTTCGTTTAGTTGTGCCAATTTACCATTTTTTTCGGACAAATCAAGATTGTTAGGAGTTTGGCCACCTTTAAAACTTACGGATTGAGTTAATATACGTTCAACGTTATTTTCTTTATATCTGTCTACAATCCAAATATCAGCTGGATTCCATGTATCTTTCTTTTTTATACCTAATGGTTTAACTAAACCTTCTATAAATTTACCAAAAGGTTCATCGGCACGACCAAATTTCATAACTTTAAAATTGCTGGCTGAAAATTTTTCTAGCATAGCTTCTTGTTGTGCATAAAAAGATTTTTGCCAATCTAAAGGCACGGAAGACCAATCATAATCATCAACTGATTGGTCTTTTTGTTTATTTTGAGTATCCCAAATTTGAGCCAATTCAGTATATTTTTTATCCAAACGAATGTTTAACCAAGTAGCCCATTTTCTTGTTTTAAGTGGTTTTGGCTGTTTACCGTTTTGTTTTAAAATTTCATTTTCACTTCTAATTTTATCATTTTCTTTTTTTTTCGTAGGATCCTCATCATATTCGGACCAACTTTTTATAATTTTATCTTGAGTTTTTTTATCAACAAACTGAGTTGTGGGAGTTAAAGATTTATAATTCACATCATCTTGTAACACCCTTTCAAAAATCCAAATTGATCCTTTTTCCGATTTAACTTCAGTAGTATTTCCTGTAGCCATGAGTCACCTAATAATTTGAATGTCTTTACCTGAAGTCCATACCTCAAGTTCTGTTCTTAATCTACCCTCAGAT